AAAGAAGTTTACAAGTGGAAAATCAATGACCCCTACCATGGGGGCGTACCTGATGCGTTCTATTCTGGCCCAGCTGGCTTTTGTTTTATAGAGTACAAATACGTACAAGATCTTCCTGACCGCGGTACGTCAAAAGTACCAGTCAACCTTTCACAACAACAACGAATCTGGATACGACGAGCGCATGACGATAATCTTCCTGCGTACATAGTTCTGGGGTCCCCTAACGGTGTTTGTATAACAAGTAACCCGGAAACAGAGTTTTTTTATTTAGATTGCTTTTTGAGGTGTGCCGTGACTTTTGAAGCATATATAGCTAAAATAAGCAACATATGTTTAAATACGGATAATTAATAAATGAAATGGAATTCAGATATGGATATGGTAAACAAACCACCTCACTATAACCAAGGTGGAATAGAGTGCATTGATGCAATAGAAGAAAGCATGAGCAAAGACGCTTTTGCTGGATACTGTAAAGGCAATGCAATCAAATACATGTGGAGATATGAGTATAAGAACAAGGTTGAGGATTTGAAAAAAGCTCAATGGTACTTAGCTAAGCTTATTAATCTGCTGGAGGACTAGATGGAAGAAGTTGGAATCTTTACCCAACACTCAAAAACTTTAGGACGATGCACAAGTGTGGCCGATTGTCCCTGTGTTGGTATTTGTTCATGCACCCAATGGGGAGATGACAGATGCAGAGGTTGTGGAAGAACTGCAACGGAGGTTCGTGATTGGAATACTTTCTCTAAAATGGAAAGAAAAATCATAAATCTACGAAATGCAGCAGAAAATTACTCTATTAGGCAGTTAATGCGAGGAAAAGGCGTAGGACGCTCTAACAAGGCTGTTAGTTAATTATTAGCCTTAGTATACCTAAGGCCTGGAGTAACACAACAAAAGCGCGCTACCGGTGTGCTGTGAAGCTGTTTTCTTAAAAACCCTTACAAATTTACCCAGACAATGGGTTCTTGTTATTCTCGTTCATTTTAGATTCTAAGCTCTCAAGTTCTGCTTTTATAGTAGCAATATCTGTTTGAATCTTAGTTGTATCTGGGATATCAATACCATTAATTTCTTTTTCTAAAAACTTTACCGCTGTTTCAATAGAAGCAAATCTTTCTTCAATAGCTTTTTGAGCTGATTCAGTATCGCCTATGCCACCTATCTGAGCTTCAAGGTTATCAATTCTATTAACATAGGTTGCGCCTGTGTAACCAAACCCTGCAAGGGTAGATACAATTCCAACAAGTGCAATTATTTGTGTTGTTCTGTTTTCAAACCAATTCATAAAATCTCCTATAGAGTGGGTTGCATTTGTTTCAAAGCTGTTAAGGTTCTAATGTTAGTACCAGCTAATTGATAGAATGCGTTTGTATTATCTTCAATATTATTACTAGTATAGATGTTTTTAGGTTCATACCAAACTTCTTTCTCCGGCATAGAAACTAATCTGTAGTTATTAAAGCCAGGAACAAAACCCATTACTGCAATAATTGCGTTCTCAGATCCATACTCGCCTGTCTCTTCTTGTTCATCTTGAACGTTGTCCTGGGCCGTCTGTAAGTTATCTGCAATTATATTTTCTACTGTAGTGTCTGAGTCCACATCAGAACTAACAGAGCTAACAGAAATGTCCATGCTATCTTGGGTTGTAGTTGATACGTCTACAACTGCTACTTCAGTAGTTACTGTTTCAGTTTCAAATGTGCTGGAACTGCTAGAAGTATCTACAGAGGTACTACTCATATCTAACACCTGATTAGTTTGTGCTGTCGCTGACGCAAATTGATCTGACATACTTGGAGAACTAGAAATGCTCATCCCTGAACTTGAAGAAGAACTGGTGCTGTTACCAGAGGCTACGCTGTTGCCGGTAGAGTGAACAGAGTTTCCAGCTGTTGTGCCGCTAACACTCTGATTTGCCGTCACTATTGTAGAAGCTATAACTCTTAAAGCTATATCTCTGCTAATAGAACTCTTGCCTTCAGCTTCTTCCCGTTCAACCAATTGGAATTCCTCAACAAATTCTTCAGGTGCTTCTTCTCGTTCAATTCTTTCTTCTTCTATTTCAGCTTCAACAATACGTTCCTGGGCTTCAAAGATTTCTTCAACCGCTTCTTCCTCAAAAATTTCTTCTATAAACTCTTCCTCCGGTTCCTCAAGCGTTGCAAGTTCCTCTTCAATTCTCTCTTCAAAATGTTCATTAGTTTCTTCTTCAAACCATTCCTCCAGCTGTTCTATTGTTTCTAATTCTATAAAGGTAGTTGGTTCGCTATAGTCTTCCACAAGAAAACTTTCTTGAAACAAAAACTCCTCTAGCATTATTTCTTCGTGATGCATTTGCTCTTGTTCCATATCCCACACATCCATTTGTACATCTACATCATCATATGAATCCATAGGTGTACTGTCCCACTCAACCATACCATCATCACTAAAACTTATGTCTGATCCAAACCATTCGTCTACTTGCTCTTGCCCAAACTGTTCTGCATCTAAAGCGTACCAATCAGCATCAGTAAATCCTTCACACCTATTCTCGTAGCACGGGTCTGAGCTATCTAACCATTCGTCATACTCTTCGTCGTACCACATGTCTTCTTCATTAAATCCATAGTCATGTTCTTGGTCGTAATAAGCTACGGAATCTTCTTGTCTATAGCCTGAGCAAAAAGGCCCGTACTGGGGGTCTTGATCACATTGTTGATCGTCATACGCTTCCCAATATAAAGGGCAAGACTCATTATAAAGCTGAGTGATATTACATTGTTGTGTTTGATAAGCGGCTGCGTAGCCAGAGCATCCAGCATTATTTAGAGGGTCGCTACAGTCAATGGCATTTCCTGTGCCAGAGCCAAATAACGACCCCCCATTTTCTAATAAAGTATTTGAGTCAGTGCTATTCCATGTTCTGCTAACACATGAACTAGAGTTAGTAGAGCCCGTAGAACACTTATCGTGAAACAGATATTGATACACTTCTGAACTGCCACTACCCATTTCGCCTATAAGTACATCGTGGTTTATAACATCCAATGCCCCATATCTAAATTCAAAGTTATCATTACGCCACAGTATGACCTCAAAGCTGTTATCAGATACTCTGGAGTATTCTCTCATGTCATACCAACCAAAAACTGTTTTATCGTCAAAGCTTTTGGCTAACATACTAGAATTACTGTCTCTTATAAGATCAGTCCAAAATGGAAGTAAGGTATAGGTAAACTGACTGGTCAATGGATCAGGAGTGTAGTCGTTACAATAAGCACCTGACGTCTTAAAGTGCAAACAGCCATTGGTAGACATCCGACTTTGAGTAAACGCTTGACCATAAAAGTCAAAGGTGAAGCCTAAATTAAATGCTCCTGAAACTTGATCGTCTCCTGCGTTTAAGTTAGTAGTACCAGATTGGTTGGTAAGGTTGATTAAAGCCTGGTTAGCTTCATATACATAGGCTGCTGAAAGATTACTTGCTAGTAATAAACAACATATTATTTTAAGCCAGCTATGCATTCTTGTCTAAGTTGACTGTTTGAGTGCCAAACTCTTTTACAGTTTGCTTTCTCTTCTTTGTACCAAATTTTGTAGTCAGGTCTATCTTGTTTGTTTTCTTCCCAAGCTACAGTTGCTTCTTTACCTATCTTGCCTTTGTAAGGACAAGGAGTGCCTGCCATTTCCATGCTTTTAAAAACACGTTCATCAGCGCAAAGCAAACTAATAGAAGCCACTTTCATTCCCATATCGTAGAGGTATTTAGAGAGTTTTAATCTTTCGCAGTTTGTATCTGTAACTGTTCTGCCTGTAGAAAACCCAAACACCTGGCCTTGGAACGCGCCCGATCTACCTACCGTACATAAGTCTTGTGAATAAGACATTATAGATGGCGCAATAGCAGAGGCAGGGGGGGCTTCAGACTTTACGTTTTGGTTAATAGTTTGTGTCGAATTCGATTGGTTAATGTTTCTATTCGTGTTATCAGATTTGTTGTTATTTTGATTAACATTTTTGTTGTTAGTTGTAACATTTGAATCTGACGTAGATTGATTGAGATTTGTATTAGACGAAGTGTTG